GCCAAACATCAGTTCAAAGAGCGTCACGACTTTGAGTTCTTAGATATCGAAGAAAAAGACTTCGCTCTAGACGAAGAAATGCGTTGTAGTCATGAGCAGGCCGCAGAGCTTGTTCGCTTGCTACAACACGCATTAGCTAATCGCATGAATGTGGTGGTTCATTGCTATGCTGGTATTTGTCGATCGGGTGCGGTTTGTGAAGTCGGAGTCATGATGGGCTTCAACGACACTGAGCGATTCCGTAGTCCAAATTTACTTGTCAAGCATCGCATGATGAGGCATTTGGGTTGGACTTATGATGCAGATGAAAAGCCAAACATTGATGACTGGCGAACTTTTAGGAATGATATATAATGTATATTAATAAAGAAGAAGCACAAAAGATTTTGGCAACAATGGAAAAGTTTCCAGAAGCTACTAGTTTTGAGTTGCTACAAGATGGACACAGTGGTATCGGTAGCATTACTTCCTTGATTGTGCATACTACAATTAATGGGCTAGACGGCGAGTTTAAAACAGAAATATCCGGCTCTGAAGATTGGTAAAGTGTTGTATTAATACAACATCTTGCTAGTTGACAGGTTGGGTGTTTGAGCTTATAATATACATATACTGAAACACACAGGAGAGCGATATGAAACAAGACTACACAATGTATATCTACAAAACGGACAAGCGCACCAAAAACGGTGAGCGTCTTGTTTCAACTACAGTTTGGACAACCCGAACTGAAGCAGGCATGAAGCGTGAATGTGCAGAACTGTTTGATTTGTATCCTGCTAATTTGGGCTACCGTTTTGAGTATCACCCAAAGATGGTAACTGTTAAAAATTTAATGTCCGGTAAGGACGTCCAAATTGATCGTGACACACCTTGGTGTTGCAATCCAGCTTCGGAGACTTACTGGTCTATGTAAAGGAGCCGGTATGATGATTGTAGCAAAATTTAAGGACAAGATTGTGCAGATTGTTCGGGTCACCGAAAGTGTGCAATTTTCAGAAGACAAGGGCTGGATTTTGGTCTGCTTTGATTTCGACAAGCCAATGCGCAAACGAGATCACGTTAAATGGATGCGAGCTAGCGAAACACGATTTGAATGGATCCGCGAATTTGCGGGAGAGTAAAATGAAAACATGGATCACAAGTGACTTGCACTTTGGTCATAAGAACATCATGAGTTTTTGTCCTGTCACCAGGGCACGTTTCAATAACGATGTTGCTTACATGACTGAAGGCATGATTGAAGAATGGAATGAAAGAGTAGACCGAGACGACTTGGTCTACATCTTGGGTGACATAGCCTTTTGCTCGGCTAGTGATGCGGCAAAGATTATGCGTCGATTGAACGGTCGTAAGATATTAGTAGAAGGCAATCATGACCGTAAATTGGTCAAGGATGTAAGTTTCCAAAAAGAGTTTGAAGAAATTCACAAGTATTTGGACATTAACTATGATGGTCATAAGATTGTCATGTTCCATTATCCAATTAGTGAGTGGGATCAAATGCACAGAGGAGCCTTACAATTTCACGGACACTTGCACGGTGGTAAGAGTGGATTGGAACAATATCGAGCATTGGATGTAGGTTTTGATTCTACAGGCGAGATTGTTATTTCAATGGATCGTGCTATCCGTATGATCAAGGATAATGTAGTTAAAGGACATCATGTTTAAGTATATTACAAACAAATACGAATCAGTAAAGTTTCCAGTCGAGCCAGGACTGCTTGAATGGTTGTTAGAAAATTATCCTAACTCAGGATACTATGTTGCGGAGGCTGTATGATAGATGAAAGTCATTTACCTGTTGCAGAACAGAGCCTAGTGTTCCGTTTGCGTAAGCGAGCAGAAATACGTAGGCAGATTAAAGATCGCAAAAGTGTGCAAGAAGGGGCCAACGATCGTATAGCAGACTTGCTTGAAGAAGCAGCAAATGAAATAGAAAGATTACAGAATGCCTAAGTGCTATCAATTAATTGGAGTCCCTGGTTCGGGTAAGAGCACCTGGATCAAAAATCAAGAATGGGCATCTAATTGTCATATCATTTCAACTGACTATTGGGTAGAACTGGAGGCGCAACGAGTTGGTAAAACTTATTCAGAGATCTTTACAGAGTATATGCCCCGTGCAGTTGAACTAATGGCTCAGAATGTTGTTACTGTTCGTGAAATGGGCAACGATATAATCTGGGATCAAACTAGCACTACTCTTGCAAGTCGTGCTCGTAAGTTTAACATGTTGCCAGATTACGAACATATTGCTGTAGTGTTTCGAACACCCGAGCATAACGAACTTATGCGTCGATTAATGGGACGACCCGGCAAGGAGATTCCAGATCATGTTATTGCCAGCATGATTACAAGTTGGAAAGATCCAACTGAAGAAGAAGGCTTCTTAGAGATTTGGTATGCACAATAATAGGACCTTTGGGTCCTATTTTTTTGACTTAAATTAATTCCCAGGGATCACGCTCAAATCTTAGGCTTGCAGATATACGTAGTTGATCTGTAGGATTCCAAACTTGATGAAGTTGCTTAACATTAATTAGCGTCGAAGTTGAAAGACTAAATCGAGATACTTCAATGACTTCTGCATCATCAGATAGTCCATTAAAAAGTAATCCATTAGGCAGCGGTCTGCTTTGGAAAGATCCTTTATTCAGTTTATAGAAAGCAGTCCAACAGTTAGCACAATTTTTAATTGGAAAGTTTAAAGCAAGATCATTATATGTAGAATCAATATGGGGACCGGCAACTTTACTAGTAGGAAAACGTATTACTGCACACGCCCTAACTTGTAAATTAGAACTAGCTAGCCATGCTGTTAAATACGGACTACTATTGATTAACGGTTCTACTGGTATATGACTAAAGGTTGATCCATCCTCGGGTAAGTTTGCAAGACAATACGTTTGTATTTCAAGCAAAATGTTATCGTAGTTAGGTATATTGATCGTTTTAAAAAAGAAGTCATTTCTATTCATACAACATATTTATATGCTATATAAATGATGATACTTACAGTCGGTCCAACATCTGATAGACGCACTACAAATATTGCGCTTCCAATTGAGCCATGCCGTGTGGGAGTATTTGTAAGTGGTGGTCTAGACAGTGCAATTCTATACTACTTGCTACAATTAGAAAACAAACGTATGCACAGCATACACGAGATTACTCCGTTAATAGTTCAACGTAAAGAAGGCTCTAAAAACTTTGCAAAACTCGTAGTAGCTCACGTAAATTCTTATTTTAACTTACCGCATGATACTGCTATGTATGTAGGCGACAACACTTTAGCAGAAGAAGAACAAGTTAAGTCCGGGGTCATGGAAGCATACTCTATGGGATTTACTAAAGTGTATGTGGGATTGATACAACAGTTACCGCAGCACATGGTTGGGTGGCAACCAATTCCTTACAATCAATCAGAACGATTTAGAACACCATTTAAAGACTATGACAAAAGTCATATCGTTGATCTAGTAAGAGAATACAAGCAAGAAGCATTGTATTATATTACACACAGTTGTTCAGCACATGAACTAGGTCGTTGCAATAACTGTAACGGATGTGACGAGCGAACTTGGGGCTTTGAACAGTTAGGTTTTACCGACCCTGGGACCATATAGCATCACCAACATGGTGAATGTTTATTCTAAAAAAGAAACGTTCTAGACCTTGCTCTTCATCAAACTGTAGTTTAGTTCTGTTATGAACAAATGTCCAGTTGTCGTATATGACAATATCGTTTGTGTCCCAGGTATGATAATAGAGCAGATCAGGTTGCTGTTCAAGATACTCTAACAGTTCTCTAATCAAACTACAATCTGATTGTAGCACGCCATCGATCTTTACACCGCATATCCATGCATCCGTAGTAGTGCCTTCGTTGAAGTAGTTTAACCGAAGCGACTTGTTACCGGTTACTGAATGGATTTTTACGATGCTATGCTCTTGTAGGTCAGTTCCGGGTTCATACCAACTTTGTTGTATAATAGTAACTCTAGGTAATAATGTTTGCCACTCTGGTGTTAACTTATCTAATGATAGCTCTAAATTTAACCAGCCGGTGATTCCTGAGTTTGTTGGGTTAGGATTCTTAGTAATCCATAAACTCCTAAACGGAAATGGATTTTCACTTCTGTTAGGTATATCGGCATGCCATGGCATACCCAACATTTTTAATCCCGTGTCAGTCTTACTAGTAAACGGACTAATCGTTAACTTGCCTAAATCTGTTATTATAGTTTTGGGCACTTCATTGGAGTAATAATAC